TAATAACAGAAAATAAATTATATAGAACAATATATAATTATCTTGAAGATACTTTTGATGTAAGTAACATAGATTATTTTCATCCAACCACATGGAATGATGATGAATATGATGATGAGGAAAACCCATATATACGAGAGTATTTTTACCATATATATGAAGGTGATTACGACCAAGATGGTGTTGCTTTTGTATATATTCAAAAGGAATATTATAGTGATGAACCTTCAAGTAAATCTTTTAGGGAAAAGACACCAATATTAATTGTTAGTGATTATGAAAAATTAACCAATATGTTTGGTAGTTATTGGGTAGAACCTATGAAAGAGTGGTTTAAAGATAACTTTGATTTACCAGTAAAAACAATCGTAGCCGACTAATGAAAATATTAATAACAGAAAGTAAATTATTTGATTCAATATATAAGTATATTGATGGTTATTTAGACTCAAATGAAATTGATTGGGTTTATGGGACATCAATGGAGGATTGGGGAGATGATGGTGATGATGAAAACCTTTTACATTTTTATAAAGGGGGAACTTGGGCCGGAGAACAGTATTCAGACATTGTATTTAATTATCTTAATGTTGATTACTATAGTGATGAACCATCAAGTAAACCACATAAAGACAGGGCACCGATTGTAGAGGTATGGGGTGAATATGGAGAACATTTAGACACTATGTTTGGAAGTAGTTGGAGAGAACCTATGAAAAAATGGGTTCAAGATAAATTTAATTTACCGGTTAAATCGGTATCAGCGTATTACGAATAATGAAAATATTAATAACAGAATCTCAGTCAAAAAGATTATTTGAAATTTATTCAGATAACGATTATATCGGTAAAAAAGTTATGGTGTATTATAACTTACATAAACACACTTTTTCGGTAACATACAAGGGTCGATTAATTTCACACTCCGATTATGTTAAATTAGAAGATGTCGAATTTAGAGTTAGACAAGGCGGTAGAGAAAGAGTGGTTAGAGAAAAAAGTAAAAATGTACATTCATTTGTTATTGGAACTTTAATGGATTATTGTGAGTTCCCTTGTGAGAATTTACCAGAAGAACCTAATAATAATATTGTCACCTACAACCCATACAAGTATAATTCTTATGTTATGAAAGACACCGAAGAACCTATATTTCACGCCAATGAAGTGGAAATGATTAATTTAAAAAATAAAATTTTTATAACAAAATAATACAATGGGGTTACCAAAAAAAATAAAAAAAAACATACCATTAACCGAATCCAAAACTCTTTTACCAAGAAGAGAAGAACTTTTGGATAAAATTAATAAAGATGGTACATTTCTTCCAAAATCAATTTTACATGCGGATTTGGATAGAGGGTTTTTAGATTTTGTTAGGGACGATTTAAAAGTTGTGATTGAAGGTAAAACAATCCCAACCGTTGATATTATTGTTACCACACAAAATTGGGCTCAATTTACAGAAACTTGGAATTTTCAAAATATTGATAAAAATTCTGAACCACCATTTATAACAACAATTAGACAACCTGAAGTTAAATTTGGTACCAACCCGGCTCTGTTATATAACATTCCCAACAGAAGACAATATTTTTATGCTCAAGTACCAACATTTGATGGTCAAAGAAATGGAATGGATGTTTATACCATACCACAACCCGTTCCGGTTGATATTACCTATTCGGTAAAAATTATTTGTAATAGAATGAGAGAGTTAAATAAACTTAATCAGATTATTTTAGAGAAATTCTCTTCTAGACAATCGTATGCCGTAATTAAAGGACATTATATTCCAATCATTATGGGAGCTATAACAGATGAATCAGTATTTGATGTTGAAAAACGAAAATATTACATACAAAGTTACGAATTTACAATGTTGGGATTTTTAATTGATGAAGATGAATTTGAAGTGTCTCCGGCAATTACTAGAGTATTGACATCTGTTGAATTTAGTACTAAAACAACAAGACGAGGTAAAAGAAAAGAAGAAGAAAAAGGTGCTGGCAGTCAAGCATTATTTGTAGTCGGAAATGACACATTAACACAGTTATTTAGTTATGTTGTCGATATTAAAATTGGTACCACAATAAATATTAAATCATTTGATGTTTATATCAATGACGACTATTACGGTAGTGATTTAGATTTAATTCAAATTAACTCCGGAGATAACCTAAGATTAGTCGTTGTTAAAAATGATGAGTTATTAGAATCAACAATACAATTTATTGATAACATCTTTTAATCTTCCCCATATATATCTTTTTTGGGTTTGCATTTCTCAATAATCAATCGTTCTAAAAAACGATACATTTTAACACCTGTTTTTTCACAGTAAGTTTTAAGAATCTCGTGTGTCTCCACGGATATCTTTAAATTTTTAATCTTTTTAACATCTTTATCCATAAGTAGAAAAAAGGCAGAAAATAATCTACCTAAAATATAAATAGTTACTAGGAAGTAAAGTATTTTGATTTTTTTTTAATATTTATATATAAATAAAATTATAAACAAGACAAACTAATGGCAACAAACAGCAAAGTATTCGTATCTCCTGGGGTATATACTTCCGAAGTTGATTTAAGTTTCGTAGCTCAAAGTGTGGGTGTAACCACATTAGGTATTGTAGGTGAGACTTTAAAAGGTCCAGCCTTCGAGCCTATCTTTATACGAAATTTTGATGAATTTTCGTCGTATTTTGGGGGAACATCTCCTGAAAAATTTATAAACACACAAATACCAAAGTATGAAGCATCCTACATTGCTAAATCGTACTTACAACAATCTAATCAGTTATTTGTAACCAGAATATTAGGTCTTTCAGGTTACGATGCTGGTCCATCATGGACAATAACAACAAAAGCAAATGTTGATTCAACAACAATTGATTTTAGTTGTCTCACTTCAACACCTGGATGTGATTCTATATGTGAAGAATATGAAACATATATGTATTCTTATAGTTTTTCCGGATGTGATGATAATATTTCGTCTATCGATATGATTGACACTGATTTACCAGAATTTTTATTAGAAAGAATTGATTCTTCATATGAATTATTTAATGGTAGTACATCAACACTTCGGTCAGATATTAATAACTTAATTTTTGATTCAATTCTAAATTATAACCATTCATATTCAGGAATTTCGTACTTTGGTACAATACCTACAAGTAGTTATTCAGATTTAACATCTTATACTCCATCAACAAATGTTTTTGGTGTTGACAATGTTAGTTCTGATTTAGCTGATTATACCGCACCACAAAATGACCCTTGGTATTATTCATTATTTGATAATAATGGTGGTGGGTCATACACGGGTTCATCTTTTTATAGTGTTGTCGATACTCTTGACTATGTATCAACTACTTCAAATTGTGCCACCTTCTTTGAGTTTACTGTTGGTGGATATGTATCATCATTAGATAATACGTCTATTTTTAGTGGGACATCTTATGACGCGGGACTTTGTAATACTTCTTCTGATGGTTTTGGAGTTGGTTTAACGGTTAATATTACAGTTGATGGTAACAATGGGGTTACAGATGTTGAAATTGTAACACCGGGTACGGGATATGCAAGTAGTGACACAATCACTATTCTACAAACTGGTTCTGGAAATAATGCAACTATTGATGTTGATGGTATTGGTGCAACAACAAATGGTAGTATAAATTATAATACTAACACAATAACTGTTGTAGTACCTACTAACACTGATTTATCAAAAATTGTTTGTGGATTTGATACTTGTGTTCCAAGTACTAATATTTCAATTAATAGTTCTGGTCAAACAAGTAGTGAAACATCTAACAATTTTTCAGGTGGATATTTAGAATATTATTTACTTTCTGAAGATGAAACAACCGGATTTACTTGGAATGTTTTTGTTGTTACTGAGGCGATTTGTGGTATCACGGTTGTTGGTAATACAGGTACACCTAATACGGGAACAACTAAAAATTGTTATGAAGGAGTTGTTACCGGAGAAATATATGTTTATTCCGGAACCTCTTATACTGATTTCGATGATTTAGTTATGGCGACTCTTCGTTCAAGAGGTGTAGCAACTTACGGTAGTGATAATGGGTCTGTTTTTGAAGTACCAAATGAATCAGATGTTTCAATGGATTGTACCTCAAATTATTCCGAGGTTATTAAAAACCCATTTGCAACTTTTGGATTAAATGTGACAAATAAAGATGGTGAAGTATTTTTCTTTGAAACATCTTTATCAAATTCCGATTCTAAATATATTAGTAAAGTATTTGGTTCTTCTAATTTTGCTAAACCAAGAACTACAGTTCCGTTGTTTGTTGAAGAAAAATTTCAAACATTATTATCTTATGGATATAGAAAAGGATTTATTAAAGGTTTAAATTGTGAATTAACGGCATTACCTGATTCCAGAAGTGATGAAAATACATCTACGATTGGTTGGTACCAAGAAAAATATCAATCACCAACATCTCCTTGGGTTGTGTCTGAATTAAGAGGTAATAAAGTTTATAACTTATTTAAATTTACAACTATAGCAGATGGAAACGCTGCCAATACGGAAGTTAAAATCTCTATTGCTAACATGTCATTTAATAATGGAACTTTTGATATATTAGTTAGAGATTTTTACGATACTGATAGTGCTCCTGTTGTTCTTGAAAAATTTACAAATTGTAATATGAATCCAAACGATAATTCTTTCGTAGCCAAAAAAATTGGTACTATGGATGGTGAATATGAGTTGAATTCAAAACATATTATGATAGAAATTAATGAAGACGCACCGGTAGATGCTCTTCCTTGCGGATTTTTAGGGTTTAACTCTAGAGATTATGCAGGTGTTAAAGCACCATTCCCTATTATAAAAACTAAATATGATTATCCAGGTGAGGTTGTCTATAATCCCCCATTTGGTTTAAGTTCAGGAACAGACGATTCAATTAAAAGTGGTGGAGATAATGTAAGAAGAACTTATCTTGGTATATCTGATAGTATTGGTATTGACCCTGATTTCTATTCGTATAAAGGAAAACAATTACCATTAAGTGTTTGTACTAGTACAACAGGTGGTGAGTGGGCAACAAGAACTAAAGGTTTCCATATGGATAAAGACGCTAATAGTATCTTGATACCTAATAGTTTTTCAACAAGTGGTACACCAGCATTTTATGTTGGGGATGCAACTTTTACAAAAGACCCTGATAACGAATCAAGTCCTTACTATAGAATATATTCACGTAAATTCAGTTTCTTGGTTCAAGGAGGATTTGACGGGTGGGATATTTATAGAGAATTTAGAACAAACGGAGACACATTTGTTTTAGGTCAAAGAGGTTATTTACAAGGAGCGTGTACATCAATTAAATACCCTACGGCAAAAGGTTGGGGAGCATTTAAACAAATCCAAGTTGGTGACAACACTCAAGATTGGGCTAACACTGATTATTACGCATATAAATTAGGTCAACAAACTTTTTCTAACCCTGAAGCGGTAAATATTAATCTTTTTGTAACACCAGGGATTGATTACGTAAATAATTCAGATTTAGTTGAGAGTGCTATTGATATGATTGAAAACGATAGAGCGGATTCATTGTATATTACCACAACACCTGATTTTGATATGTTCGCACCTTCTACTGGTGACCAATTAGATTTAATTTATCCTCAAGAGGCTGTTGATAATTTAGACCAAATAGGTGTAGATTCAAATTATACGGCAACTTATTATCCTTGGGTATTAACAAGAGATAGTGTTAATAACACACAAATCTATTTACCACCTACGGCTGAAGTAACAAGAAACTTAGCATTAACTGATAATATTGCGTTCCCTTGGTTCGCAGCAGCGGGTTACACAAGAGGTATTGTAAATGCTGTTAAAGCGAGAAAGAAACTTACTCAAGAAGATAGAGATACTCTTTATCAAGGTCGTATTAATCCAATCGCTACTTTCTCAGATGTTGGTACTGTAATTTGGGGTAATAAAACTCTTCAAATTAGACAATCGGCATTAGATAGAATAAATGTGAGAAGATTATTACTTCAAGCTCGTAAATTGATTTCAGCGGTATCTGTAAGATTATTGTTTGAACAAAACGACCAAAAAGTAAGACAAGACTTCTTAGACGCGGTTAACCCTATCTTGGATGCAATCAGAAG